CTGGGGGGTGGCGAACTCCTCCGTCAGGTTCTTGCCCTCCTCGTACATCTTCTTGAGCTTATTCCGCATGTCCGCCGCCGGCCCCTCGATCTTGAGCCTGGCAAGATTGGCCGTGATCTCGGCGATACGCTTGAGCGTACCCTCCGACTTGTTCGTCTCCGCGTTGAGGAGGTTCAGCTCGTGTTGGAGCTTGACGATCTTTTTCTCCCACTCCCCCATCGCGTCCGTCGTGTTCTCGAAGAGGTATTTCTCCATCTCCAGGTCTTCAATCATCTTCTTGGTCTGGTCACGGAGGGACACGGCCCTTTTGGCGTTCTCCTCCAGCGCCTTGCTGAGGGCGAGACGGGCACGCATTTCCTCGACCACCTTACGGGCCGCCGCGTCGTGTGCTCCGGCCAGCTCCACCATCTCCAGCTTGAATAGCTGTGCCTCGTCCTTGTCCATGCCCAGCGTTGCCATGTGCAGCTCCAGCTCCTTGCGCTGCTTATCGATACGCTCCTTGACCTTCGGGTCGCCCAGTCGGTCGTTGAGTTTTTCCATCTCCTTGGCTGCGTTGGAGGCGTTTGTCTTCTCCTCCTTCTGGATTTTTGTTAGCCGGTCCAGCTCCCTCCGGGCCGTCGCCAGCTCCTCCGAGATTTCCTTCCAGCGGGTGAAGTCGGGCTGCCCCAGTTTTTTCTGCTCGGCAAGCCACTTCTCCGCCCAGTCGATATACTCTTTCTGGGAGTCAATGTCTTCCTGGGTGGCGCTTGCTTCCTTGTTCCATTTGTCTATGGAGTCCTGAAGGGCCTTCTGTTTCTTCTCGTAGCCGATGACGATCTCGGCCACGGCGGCCATCTCCGCGGCGCCCTGTTGCCGGATTGCCGCCGTCTGGCTCTCCGTCAGTTGCCGCTGGGCCTCGATCATCTCGTTCCGCTTCCTGTCCTCCGCCGCGGCCCGGGTGCTTTCGTAGGTTGCCTTGCCGAGAATGGCGACGAGGCCAATGATGGCGGCGGCGGCGGCAATATACGGGTGGGCCAGTACGGCTGCCCCCAGAGCCCCCAGCTTTACCCCGAGGGATGCGAAACCGGCACTGACGGCCGTGAGAAGGGGCGGCAGGGCCAGGGTCGCCCCGGCCAGGGCCACGAATATGACTAGGGCCTTGTTCGCCTCCGGCCCCAGCGACTTGAACCCGTCAATCAAGTCCCTCAGCCCGGACACCAGGGGGAGGACTGCCTTGGCGACCAGCCCTCCCACCTCAAGAGTTATGCCCTTGAATGACTCGCCGAGCTTTTTTAACTGGCCGGCTGCCCCGGCTGCTTCCTTGGCGGCGCTGGCCTCCCCACTGGTAATGAGCCTCTGCGCCTTGGCGAGTAACTGTGTCTCGTCCCGCACCCCCCGCAGCTGGGGAATGCGCCGCAGCAACATCAGGTTTCCCTGCTGCATGGCGGACGTGGCCCGTACAAGAAACTCGGCGCTCTGTCCCGTCGCGGCCGACAGGGATACGGCGTCCTTGACGGCCCTCTCGGCGGCGTCCCCGCTCAGCCCCATCGCCTCCGCCATCTGGAATAGGTTCAAGGCGCTGTTGGTAGACTCCATGCTCACCTTGGAGAGTTCCTTGGCGAATGCCCTGTACTCTGCCAGGGTCTCCGTGACGGCGTGGCCGTTGACTTCGATGGCGGCCGTCAGCCGGTTGATGTTCCGCTCGTACTCGACGTATTTATCAAATGCCCCCCGCAGACTGGCCGCTATACCCAGTGCCCCGAGGACCTTGAGGGTACTTCCCGCGAACCCCTGGAGTGCCTTACCAAACCCCTCCACCTTCTTGGAAGTATCCTCGACGTTCTTAGCCGCTGTCTGTGCCGCGGCTTGGGCATCCTTTAGCATCTTGAGAAAGGATGCCGGGTCGCCGACCAGCCGCACGACGAGGCGTTCGAGTTCAGTCTCCCCCACCGGCCACCTCTTCCTGTACGGGCCAGCCCTGAACCGGCATGGTCATACGGCCCAGCCACTGCTGTTGGGCAATTTTCGTCACCTGGTCCTTGAGGGACGGCCCTGCCTTCCTCTCGTCCTTCTCCCCAGGAGGTGTCGGGGCAAGGCCATCTTTAAGTTTGAACGGGACCACGAAAGCGTCCTCCGGCGGGTCCGGCGGCTTCTTGCCCCATACGAGCCAGGGGAGGGCGTAGATCATACCCGCCACCTGCATAAGATAGTGGTCGGTCCGGCCGGGGCGGTTGTACTGGCGGGCCTGCCAGCGCTGCCAGCTCATATACTGGCGGTGCGTCAGCGGCCCCGGCCACTCCATCAGCTCGTGGAGGAGTCGCCCGCTGCCGGCGGCGAGTGCCCAGTGCTGCTCGTGCTCACTGGGTCGGCCCTGGTAGGGTCCGCCACGCCGTTGCACTCCACGGCCCGCACGGCGTCGAGGGCCTCCTGGAGAACGATCTCGTAGGCGCCCTTTTCAGGGGGCGGGGCGTCCCGCAGCAGCTTGACCAGACGCTTGAGCTGCTTGCGGAGGAGCTGCGGGCTGTCCTTTTCGTCCAGGCCGCTGATTTCCTTGAGCTTTTCGAAGAGAGGCTTGATGATCCGCGCCGGCCAGCCCCGTACCGTGGTGAGGGGAACCAGGTGACGGGGCTCCGGGTCGCCGTTGATCTTGCAACGGAAATACCCGAACACCTCGTCGTGGCGGTAGACGGGCCGCGTCGTGCGGTCCGCGGCGGCGGCCAGTTCGTAGAGGCACAGGGACACCAACAGGGGCTCGCTCTCGGCGATGGCGCCGATCCCCTGGAGCCCGCCCTCCTCCCCGAATTTGGCCTTGGCGACCTGGGAGTCCCGCCATTGAACAACGGCACCCTCGCTCGCCTCCCGCAGGAGATAGCGTGAGGGGCCAATCGGCACGGGAATCTCCACGGGGGCGAGATTTTCGAAGTCGAGTTCTTCGGACATGGTGCTGCTCCTTGGGGCGGTGAGGTAGGACTACGTGCCCGGCGCGGCCGTGAACACCGGCGCCTGCTCGCTCGTGCTGGTCGGGTCCTGGTTGGTAGGCGTGATTTGGACGGTGACCTCGGGGAACTCGCCCTCCTTGAGTTCCCCGAACTCGGCCTTCTGCATGTAGCCGAAGAAGGCCAGGGTGCTGTTGTCGGGGAAGCGGACCGTGATCGACTGCGGCGAGTTGAGCAGGCTCAACAGGTCGTTGTATGAGTCGGGGTCGTAGGCGCACATGGCGCTCGCCTCGGCGAGCGTGATCAGGTGCCGGTTGGCCTTGGTCCGCCACCGCACGTTGTGCATCGTCGTCGTGTCGATGCCGTCGCCGCCGTCGAGCCCCGGGGGCTTGACCTGCCGCTCCCACAGCTGGACAGCCGGCTTGTTGGCGAAGGTGATGAGTGCCTGGTAGCCATCCGGCATCTTGAAGCCGGTGGGTGTCTGTCGCGTTGTCGGGGTCGGGGCCGCCATCGCGGTCTCCTTTTCTCAGGGCCGGGCCTATTCCAGGCAGGTAGGTCGCGGCAGTCACGAAAGCTAAATCACGGAGTCACTACCATCTTTAGGGCCACTATTGCGTTGAGAGTGAACAGGCTCCGCCGCGTGTTGGGGGCGTCCTTGCCTACGGGGATCACGTTGCCGACACGGGCGAAGTTGTAGACCAGGTAGTCGGTCGAGTCGACCCGTACCGGGCTGCCATACACTCCTCTGGTGAGCCTCTCCCGGATGGAGTCAGCCATCTGCCAGCCCTGGCTATGGACCCTGCTACGGACCCGTACCTGTACCCCGTAGTGGGACACCGCCTCCCCGTCCGGCATGGTCCGCCCGTCACTCTGTCCGGTCGTGTCGTAGACGGTGATGGTGTTGTCGGGGGTACTGGGCTCATTCGTCGCGTACCCCGGCCAGGCGTAGGTTGGCCGACTCGAGCCGTCACCCGGGTCGCTGGCGATCAGGGCATTGACCAGCAGTTGTCGCACGATCTCCGCTGGGGAGTGGCGGAGGGACACGCTGCCCGGCACCGGCGGCACGGGCGGCACAGGCGGGGTGACGCCCGAGACGACCGGGAACGAGAAGCTGCTCAGATCGAAGAAAGTAGGGTCTACCGACACGGGTCACACCCCCTTCGTCTGGCTATCGATGTCGCCACTGGTGGCCTGGGTCTGTGTCTCCAGCGTCGCCGTGTCCGCGGAGTTACGCAGCAGGACGGTGCCGGTCGCCCGGTCGCGGGTCCGTTTGTTACTCAGCCACTCGA